AATACCAAGTTGGAAGACCTGGATGTGGAAGCAAGTAGGCTGCGGGAGCAACTCCCTCAGAAACTACAAACCTTCCAGCACCAGTCTTACTATGTACCTTGCGGAATTTTGCTAAACTCATTGTTTATTCTCCTTAACTTATCAGAGTTTACGTCTACCCATTAGGGCATCAACTAAAACTTGCTCGAAAGAATCGGCAACTGGTGCAGTTTGTTCAACTACATCCTCTTTGCCAACTGTTAATACATTTTCTTCAGCTTCTGTAACTTCAGCTTCTGAGGTAACCTGTGGCATACCTATAAAGTTTGAAATTCTTTTAGCTAATTTCACCGGTGTTTTAGCTAGATCTCTAAGAGTATCTGCCAATGATGAAGCTGTTCTAGCTACGTGGTCAGCAATTAGCTTTTCACGGTCCTCAACTTGCTCATAGCCAAGTGCAATCTTTGTATCAACAACTCTTTCAACAAGAGTCATGTGCAATGCGCCCTTTAGGCGTGCATTTTCTTCTTCAAGAAGTTTTACCTTACCTTGTAGTTCTTCAGTAACATGCTCAATGCCAGCGTTTTCCGCACTGAGATCATTGGACTGATTCACTTCTTCTTGAACTTCATCATCGCTTTCGGATGATGCCTCTTCTGGCTTTTCAGCATTTTCGGAATCTACGTTATGTACTTCCGCCTCTTCTGAATCGTCAGATGAGTTCTCTTCAGCCTTATCTTCACTGACAGTTTCTTCTTCAGAAACGATAACCTCTTGACTATCTCCTTCAGAAGGAGTGTCAACGGTTTCTTGTGAAGTGGCTTCTTCAGAATCTTCTTTATTTGTAGCGGCTGCTATATTTGACAAATCCTCGCTCAAGCCAGCAGCTACAGCTAGGATATCTTCATCCTTAGTAACTTCATCCATGCTATGGGTCTCCTCAGAATCTATTATTTTTGAATCTTCATTACATAGTAATGATTTTGTATTATTATTATCATTTTCACTTTCATGTAGAGCTAAAGCCGTCAAGAAAGCGCCCTTTAAGTGTAGGTAAATAGGTTTGGATTCTTTCTTTTTCATTTCTTTCAGAATTGATTTATTTTCAGTAATTGAAAATATATCTTCATTATCCATACTTAAAACAAACGCAGAACTTTTAGCGACCCAATTATCAGAATTACTTACTTCAGCAGAACCAGAACCAACCTTAGTCGTACGAACTCCAGATTTTTGATCTGCTGGTTGGTTTACGAAAGAATATTCTTTAAAGGAGATGTCTTGCATATCGATATATGCTAATTTGCCTTTGTAAACTTGACCCCGTTTAAACTTTGCAGGCTGTGGTCTTCCGGATGCATCTTCGCGAGCTAGATCATTTCCTGTTATTGAACAGACCGCTTTGCCAGCTCTACCACCAACAGATCCTGTTAGATATCTTTTATCTAAAACTTTTTGTGCAGCGACTGGATCTGTTATTGCGATTTGCAAACGTACATACATCGATCCATCATTTTCCTTATCCATCTTTGCAGCGATAACACGACCCATTGGCTCAGTGTTCATATCATGATTTAATATAATTGGCTTTGGATATGGCTCAACCCAAGACTGCAGCGCCTTCTCTAACTCTTCAGCTGAATAGTTGTTGTAATTAGAAGTTAATCCCTCATGTATTGCTGCCACTTCAATGATCAGACCATGTTTGGAATTAAAGGATTCAGAAAAATTTAAGTCCATTTTACTGAAATCGGGCATTTGGATTGTAAAGTTTTCTACAAAATCAAAAGACATTTTGTTTTCCTTTATAAAGTAATTCTCTTTTAATAGTAAGTTTATTTTTATGACATTGAACAAATTTATATGAATTTATCAAACCTTAAATAGTTTTATACTAATTCATACTCCTTTAATCTATTGTCTCCATTTTTTAAAAAATCTGAATACATAATTGGCGACATTATATGAGGGGCATACAGGTATGAGGCGGAAAATAAATTATAATTTTTCTGCTTACAATTTAATGACCAACCAACATCTTCGCCCTGTTCATGAATATTATATCTCACATTTTTATAAACATTTTTACTCATCATTTTTGCTGCCATAATAATATCAGATTGAAAGTACGTACCGAGTGGGTAATGTTCTTTTCTATAAGCTTTTCCTGGCACATCGTCTCTCCAAGTCATAACGCTTGGAAACTGTTTGCCCATTGGTGTCATAAACATTAATGGACTAACAGCATCGGCGCCTTGTTTTATGTGCGCTATTAATAATTCTAATGTGTTGGGATTTTCTATTAAAATATCAGAGTCTAAACTGAAATAATATTCTGGTTCTATTTCTGTAACTCTATCCAAAATATGATTTCTAAGTTTTGACATATTTTCATATTTTGAAATTGTCCACTGTCGTCCATTATTTTGATGTTCAAAATGAGGAGTATCATCTCTAATAACTATCTCAAAATGAGCTATACTTTTATCATATTTTCTCCAAGTATCTAAAATACTTAGTGTTTTATCATCACTTGATGAAGTTTCAAAGATAAAGCCAATCTCTTCAGTCGAAACTGATTGACTCTTAACACATTTAATCCAGTGATTCAATATCCAATCTCTTTTATAGATTGGACAACCAATAATTAATTTCATACCTTTACTTTATCTTCAGTCTTTTCTTTGGTTACTTTTATTTCCTGCTTAGTCTCCAAATCTATATCAACTTGTTCTTTAGAAACTGTCAAAGTGGGTTCAACTTTAACTGGAGAAAGTTCTTCTATTCTACATTCTAACTCTTCTATTTTTTCAACTAAAGTATTGACAATGTCAACTAAAACTTGTAAAGATAGTCTTGTCTGACCATTTGCTACGGTCATATTAAATGCTTCTACTGCATCATCTGTTCTAGCATAAGACTTTAGGGCCTCAGTGGTAATTTCAATATCAAAAGACATTATTTATCGCTTTCCTTCTTTTCATCAATGTAGACTATATTATAGTCCTTTTCTAAAAGATTTTCAATTACAGATAGAGATTCTAGATCTGATCTTCTAATATTTGGAGAATTATTTCTCCCCTGCTGATTTGCTGGACGTGTTGCATTACCAACCCCACGTCTATTACTTTTTAGATTTCTTTGTCCTTGTGCGGCAGGTGCTTGCTTATCACCATCTTTTACAACATCTTTCATTTGAGATTTAGCTACTATATCTGCTTGATTTTTTGCTATATCCATTTGGACATCAGCCTGTATGCTAGCAAAGAAGTCGTCAATTTCATATTCTGGATCTATACCCAATTCAATTCTAGCCTCAGTAAGTCCAATTATATTATTTACATATTTTTGAATTATATGAGTTTCTTTTTTAACTTGAGTATCGACGTCTATCTCGTTAAATTTAAAATAACATCTATCAGATATTCCATCTTCCATTGGATTAGTTATTGGGTCAAAACCACCCTCAAGTAATAATTCATTGAATATATTAACTCTTACCATCTCAGCAAATAGTTTTTGATATTGCTTTATCTTATCGTATAAAGCTGTATCTAAACGATCTGTAACAGATCTATTACCGCCGTTCATCATCATTCCTAAATGATGTGGAGCTACACCCAAACCAACTGCAACTCTTTCTTTAAAGTGCTCTAAGTACTTTGATGCATCTAGTCCCGCATTACCAGAATTAACAACGTCAATATCATGTCTATGCGGAATTATTAGACCACCTTCTGCTCGCATATTCTCTATCTCGCTAGCAGCTTTATCAATTTCATCTGGTTCAGCTGGTTGTTCGGGTGTGCCAATTTTATATTTGTACAATGGAAACAATTCTCTATGAACAAGATTTTGAATATCTTCTTCCATTTGTCGTAAAGCTATAATATCATCAAGTACTGAGCTTAAAAATGGTGTACCAAAAGCTCGACCAGTTTTTCTATCAATGTGCATGTGCACTACTCTGTCAGCTGTCCAAACTGGATCTCTTTCAGTTGGTGAATAGGTTAGCGGATCTGTTGCTTGCTGATAAGACTTTGGCCTATTAAACTTGTCTCTTAAAATTCTAACTTGTTCAGTTGGAATTAAATAATATCCAACAACAGGCTGACCACCATTCATTGAGTTTAATGTTCGTGGAAAATAGTCAGAAATATCACCCCTAGCCTTAACTATGAAGGCATTTGCGTATTTAAATAGCTGGTCTGATATTTCAGTTAAGAAATCTAAAAATGGCCTTTTCATTGCCATTTCCATAAAATCTATTCTTTCATAGAGATATGCTACAGCCTCTGGATTCTCTCCAGCAATTTTCCAGCCCTCTTTCCAAAAGAGTTCCTTGTATTTAAATAAAGCTTGTTTAACATAGGAGTCGGTATCGGATGCCTGCATAATACGATCAAAGTCATAAGGTGCAGGTTCAAAAGTTGCTCTTGTATTGTAATAATATGTAGTACCCTGAAAACCAAGTGCTAACGCAGCAACTTTCATTACCTTGCTTATGGATTTAATCTCCTCAGAATCAAGAGCCTTAGCTACAACATTGTTAGAGGATTGATTTATTTGCCTGAACGGCAAAAAGTCTAATACGGCCATTTTTTCTCCAAATTAAAAAGTCTAACAAAATAGTACTTAATTTAGCCAGTTTTTATAACTAGTTGTTTTGCTGTAAGTTGCCCTTTTCAAAGGCGTTCTTAATAACTAAGTCTTTTACTGACTCCAGCCAAAATACTGTTTCTGCTTCATTAAAATCACTTCTATATTGAAGATTAGCGTCTGAAATTTTAATTTCAATTACAAATTCTTTAGCTTCTACTGGAACAGTTGCTTTAGTTTCTTCTATTGTTTCTTCTGACATTTTATTTACCTCATTCAAAATTATCTAATTGTTTTTTATCTTCTTGCTTTTTATTTTGTTTTGTAGCTCTAACGACTTCCATCATTTTTTCCATTTCACCTTTTAATTGTTTAATTGTAGCTTCTTTTATAACAACTTCTGTTATAAGTGAAGCTAATCTTTCATTAAAGGTTTGAACTAAAATATTTACATCTAAATCATTCATATTTTTACTCTTTTCTATTTATACATTATAGCATCTGATTTACTTTATCATCAACAAATTGCCATATTTTTTTTTGCTCATTCCAGGAATATAAATAATATTTTTTATTTTTTATCCATTTTTTAGATATTTTATCCCAAACAAATTTAGTTTCTGGTTGAATTGGATGAGGTATTGGTGCTTGCCACTTATTTTCGATAGAATTCCATATCCATGAATCATATGGTTTATTCCTTGGATCGGTGTATATATTATTCTTTACATTTTTCTTTTGGTAAATATTTATCTTTCCATTTACATTCTTCCTACAGCGATATATCCAAGACGTACTTTCGATAGCTTCTTTAACTTCTTTGTAAGATAGTTCTTGTATTTGTGTTGCTTTTTTATAATTTTCACTTAAAAGATTTAATGGAGTATTTTGATTAATATACGCAAAAAAATATATATAGTTTGTCTGTTTATCTGTTTCGGAAAAAAATGGAGATATATCCATAACTTCTAATAACAGTTGTTCCCAATTTTCAAGAACATAATCATATAATGGTTTTGATAATATTTTTATATATCTCATATTTTACTCTAAAACATTGTGACTATAAGAAATTTGAACTTCATATATCGTTGCATAATAACCATAAGCTGTTGCAATTCTTGGAACTGATAAGGCCACATTAAAATAACTTTGCCCTAGGTAAGCGTCGTATAAGGGGGTAATTTGACTTGGTATTGAAAAATCTTTTGTCTCGTCAGCGGTGAATGCTAGTGAACCCAAACTTGTTCCATTTATTGATGCAGTAATTGTTCTAGCCTGACCTCCATTTTTAATTCTTAAATGATTTGATCCACTAATCATTCTTGAATTTGTGTAGGTACTTTTTGGCTGAAATAAAACATTTAAAGTTTCTGATCCAGCGCCTTTTGGGGTATAAGTTTTATAATATCTAGTTAATGTACCATTAACTAGTCTTGCATTTGGAAATGCAGTTCCAGAATCTGAGAACGCAATATTTGTAATATTTCCATTAGAGTTTGTTGTAACAGAAAAAGGTGCTTGTTTTGTTTTATTTGTACTAAATGAACCAATCTGCGCGTATGCATTAAGGAAATGAGTTGGATTAGCTTCGTTTCCTGTTAGAACTGCGGTACTTAAAAAAAATGTTTTTCTATAAAAAATAACACCTGGTTCTGGAGAGTATGTGTCAACTCCACCTATAGTCCTAGATCCATCTATATTTAAACCAGTAAAACCGCTTAATGTAACTGTGGTACCAGCTGAAAATGGAACATCTGATAGAAAGTACAAAGTTACAGCTCTTCCGAAACCTGTATTTCTAGTCCAAACTCTTACTGAAGTATATCTTACATTCGTAACTCCACTTAGCTGTGCTTCATCTGCTACTCCACCAGTAAAGGCTGTAGTTGGAGTTACCACCAATACACCAAGCCCTCGTGCTGCGTTTACTACTGTTCTTGCTTCTGAGTCATTAGTTATTGATGCCCAAGGATAGGATAACCATTGATCATCAAAGTTGTTATTTGATGCGTTTGATTTTGGCCAATCTGGTGTGAATTCAGAACTAGCTATTATTACACCAGATGAAAGATGATCAGTATTATTAGAGGAAACAAAACCAGTACTTTTTACCACTGTTTTTAAAGTTGTTATATTTGTGGAGTACGCACTCCAACCTGAATTTTTACTAATTGTAGAATATACTGTTCTTGCCCTACATCGATATGTTGTGCCCGATGTAAGATTTGCAAATGTTACCTGCTTAGCTTGATCGCTATCATTTGCTGTTAAATTAGTACTATTTTCACTTGCGACATAATACCAAGTACTAAATATGTCTAATGCCTCTAATTCAAATTCAATGTAAGTAGTGCTTGCATTAGTGCTATAATTTGCATTTGATGTTGCTTCAAAGTTAAGTGCATTTTGGCCTCTACTAGTATTTGTGGGAGTAGTTGGAGTTGTAATTGTATAAGCTGATGTTGTTACAGTTACACTAACAGTTTCACTGCTTTCTATAAATGTTCCATCTTCTGCGTAAAAATTTGTATAACAATAGAAAGTGTAAGATGTATTATCTGTTAGTCCTGAAAAAGTAAATGTTTGATCGATGCTACTACTAGTCGGTGAATTTTCTGCGAGGGGAAAAGCTTGCACTGTTCCTAAATCAGTACCCCTGTAAACAATTACTCTTTTTCTTTCTGGATTTGAAGTTTGAACTCTTACTGTTACTGAGGTAAATGTTTTAGAGGATGAAGTTATAGTTGGATTAGTTGCTCCACTAAATCTTTGATAAAATGTAGTCCAATCATTTGCTCCTGCACCTGTTTTAATTTCGCCTTTATTAACATTAACCCAATCATTTGCTCCTGCACCTGTTTTAATTTGTGGATTAGTTACAGTTGACCAATCATTAGCTCCAGCGCCTGTTTTAATTTGTATAGTCATAATAAAATCCTACGATAGATATATGTCACCAATGGCACCACCGTTTGGTCTACCGCCACCATACTGGATATTTCTTATAAACATAGATTGCAATCCTCCACCTGAACTTGAAGTTCCTGAACCATAACCACCTATAAGTGGGGTTATAATCCTTGAAGAAAACCATGCCCAACCACCAGGTGCAATTGCGCTCAAAGAAGATCCAGAACCATTGTATAAAGCTCCACTTAATGCACCACTCCCATTCTGATCTACAATTCCTATACTCCATCCACCTATTGATCCCGATGCTGCAGTTATTGTTCCGGTAAAAGATGCTATGCCATCTGATCCTATTGAAACAGTATTGGTACCTGAAGAATTATATGCTTTTATTCCTGTTGAATTTATTTGCAGTCTTGCTCCACTCGATCCAGTCTGAACATTTACAACACCTAGATTGATTGTTCCAGTAGTAATGACTCCACCACTAATTGCAGTTACGTTAGAGTTTACTTGTCCGCCAGTAATTAAACTTGTTGCTGCATTGCCGCCAATAGTTAAAGTATTTCCATTCCAACTCAATTGATCTTTTAATGAAAATTGACCAGCGTTGTCAACATAAAATGCTGTGTTCGCATTATTAAAAGTTCCTGTTCCAATATACATTTTTGTAGAACTTATAGTTAGTCCTGCAATTGATCCACCAGTAATTGCATCACCATTATCAAATGTCCCAGGAGTTGTTCCATCTGCAAACTGCAAAGTCCCTCTTATAGATAGAGCTGTACCATTCCATGAAACAAAATTAGTTGCATTTCCAGTTCTGAACTGTCCGTTGGTGTACCAATAGTTGAATCCTCCAGAGCCCAGTGTCATTCCACCTGCACCAGAATTGATGGCGCCATTAATATTTAACAGGTTTCCGCCTGAACCCACACTGATACTATCTGCAGCTAAGTTTGCTTGGACCTGAACATCAGATCCAATTGTTATACTTTCATTATCGTAAGTAATTCCATTTGGCCCACCTAAACTAAAATGACCATCTCCTCTAATCTGCCAACCTTGTGTACCTGAAGTGTCCAGATAAGTGGTTGATTGAATAATAGAGTTTGCTCCATTAAGATTGATAGTATGAGCCCCAATTGTACCAGCAGTTAATTTTGAAACGGTTAAAGATCCAATATACTGATTATCGATTAAAGGTGTATGCGGATCAGTCTCAGTCAATGGAGTCCATGGACCAACATTTCCTGAAGTATCAATAGCCCTAACTCTACCCCAATATGGCCATAAACCTTCACCATCTTCTTCTAACCTTAAGTTAGTAACACGTACGGTAAAGACATTGGCGTCTGCAAAACCTGTTAGTGGACCATCCTCATCAGACATGTCTTCATTTTCATATAATTGATATTCATATCCATCTATATCTAGATTTTCACTGTAATCAAAGACAAACATTACATTCTCTAATCCAGAATATATTTTAAGACTTGTTAATGCGTCTGGTATAGTTGAATCTGCTGGAACTTCAAATCTAATCGTATCCGTATAGCCAGATAGCACATTGAGATCTGCGTTCTTAGATCTTACACTTAATAGATATTGTCTACCCGGTTTTAAGTTTTCTAATTTATTTTTTAATATAACCATTATCTAACTCCGCCAAAAACGACAAATGAAGTATTTTCTGTTATTTGTTCCGTATCTGTTTCTAAGTATAAATTATATGTAAATGAATATGAATTTATTTTAACTATATTGTTAGATGACAAAATATTTTTATCATCTAACACTTGCAATTCTAAATTATAGTCTCTTAATTCTAAATTATTTTTTTGAAATAAAATTTGATTTGATAGGTTATTGCTTGAGTAGCAATCTATAACTTGCCAGTCTTGAACTAAAGTTGGACCCTCTGAGTTTTGTCCTTGTAGGGAAAAGATTCTTAATTTAAATTTTCCAAAATTAGAACCTTTATCACCATAAATATATATATTTGGACCAGTAAATGTTAATGTTAAAAAAGATGAAGAGTTTTTAGAAACTCCATTTTCCCATTCTGAATTAAAAGAAAAGTTATAGAAAGAATTTGAACTAAGATTTACATCAAAAGATGATAAATCTACTTGCGAATAACTACAATGATATTCACCTAGAGATTCTGTAGTTAATTGGTACGATGTTTTACTTCCATTATTTATAGATTTAATATATCTTAAACCTGGAGTTTTATAGTACATTGCGTACTGTTTTACTACATTTACTCCAGATTCGTGTTGTTCCGCTATTTGAAAATATAATATATTATTATAAATAATACTTTTAACTGGTTTAAAATCATTTTCATTTGTTGTACTTTCATAAACAACTAAATAAGAAGATTCATCTACTACATTTTCTAAAGAAGAATTTAAATATTTATTTATTTCCAAATCCTGAACACTAATAAAAGCCCATGTCCCAGATAGCATTGTATCTAGGGGTTTAAAATTTTTTATAGCTCTTTTTAGATATGGATATTTATAGTTAATATTTTCAATAGAAGAGTTAGTTATTTCAGAAGATTTTAAATATTTAAACCAAGTCATATTAATCAATTTCCGTATATATTATTTCATATTCATAGTTTCCAACAGCCAAATCATCAATTTCTATTGAAACAATCACGTCACAAACAGGAACTCTCCCATTAATTATATCAGATTGAAATCCATCAATAGTTACAGAAATTGGTTTAATAACAGTCCTAGATGAGCTAGAGTAGGAATTTCTTACTGTATCATAATCAATATCTGTTGACTTTATACGTTGTGATCCATCTGCTCCATTATGTGCATGGGTGCTGATATCTACGCCATCAATCCTTACCCCATCTATAACATCAATATTTCCAATTATTATTCCACCATCTCTTAATAGATATTGTGGATGATCATCATTCAAAAGTCCATGTAATTCAGAATGATTGGATGTAAAGTTGTTATTTCTATTATCATTAATTATGATTGATTTAAATAATTCACTATATCTATCTTTTGTCACATCTTTTAAAACTTTTTTCTTTTTAACTGCAATATTTGCTAGTTGCGCTATATAGTTTGCATACTTTCTTTTTTCGTGGATTAATGTAAAAGCTGCATCTATTCTTCTATTTAAGAGACTGAATCTTTCTATGACATCTGCGTGTACTGATGTAAAGTTTCCTTTAATAGAATTTGTTGCAACAATTAATTCTGACACAAGCACAGATTCTCTTGGTAGAAATTTTTCATATAAATAATCAAACTCTAATGGGTTAGATATCTGATTAAATACTGTCAACGATGCGTGAATAAATCTTTTATAGAAACTTTCTGCTTGATCAAAAGATTCTCTATATGATGTATCAATAAGGTCATTTACTTCTTTATTAATAGCATTTAATCTAATCGCAAAAAAAGCTTGGAATTCAGCGGCTTGTTTTTGAGAGATTTTATCCAATTCGGCTGTTGGAATTTCTCCTGAGCTTGATAAGAAGGTTTTCTGAATCCTGCCCGAATAGTGTAGGGCCGTTTTTGCCCACGCTTCATAGTGTAATGCGATTTGTTTTTGTGCATCGTTTTCGTAATCCTCTCCAAAATCACTTGCCAATGACTCCCTAATGTATGATAATTCATTTAATAATGTGTTTAATATTTTTCTAAATTGATATATATATGAGAATGTTTGCTGAGCTATTGCTTCCTCAAATTCATATATAAACTTTCTACATACAGTAGATTTATATCTTTCTGCAAAAATATATTGATCAAAACATATATAATTTGGAATAGAAGACTTGTATACTAAGTCGTCAACAATTGTTGGAAAATCTTCTAAATTTGTATCATCAATAATAGTTGGAAAATCTTCTAGATTATCTTCGTCAGTTGCTCTTTTGCTTTTTTCTGGATCTGAATCAAATATTGGAAGTATTTTATATATTTGATCTTCTTCAATAACTGGTATCGAAATATTGTTTGGTTTTTCTGGTAGATTTAAATACTTGCATGCCTCTTGCCATACTTTGAAATGAACTTGCTCTAGATCGCTATCAAAGTAGGGGTCTACAAAAATTTTTCTTAAAATATTTCTTTCTATATTTAATTTTAATTCAAAAATAGCTAATTCTGTAGAGCTGACACTTTCTCGAACGTATGAAAGTGGAATCGAATATACTTCTTGTATAGCTCCAGATGATCCAGTTGGTACTCTTCCAAAAGAGCTGCTGTTATTAGATGCCTCATTTGTTGGTTGAGTATAAATTGGGTCAGCGAATTTATAATCGCCATACAATTCTTTTGTGTTTATATTTGACATATCAGTCATAGTAATCCTTAAAACATCCTGCGATTAATACTATTAGTACTAGATTTTTTGGCAGATCTTCTACTACTCATAGCAGCTACTCTACCAGATAGATATGATTTTGAAGATTCTTCATCTTCTTTACTATTTTTTGGTATAAAGAAATCATTAGAAAATGTTTCTACTTTTGTAACAGAGCTTATCTTGGCAAACTCTCCATAATTTTGAGTTATTGCTAATAAAGCTAGCATTAGTGCGTCGTGTGCGTGATCGACAGCTGAACCACCAGCCTCAAATACTGGTCTTCCAGTAGAGGTCATTCTTATAACTACATATGATATTAATTGTAGATACATTTCTTCATCATGTTCAGAAAAAAGTACTTGTTCTCTTTCAAGAAATTGTCTAAGATTGTCAACCATATATGGTTTTATTTCTTTTTTAATCATTAACTTTGTATAAGGATCTCTTACCTCTATGCTTTCACCAAAGCCAATTCCTTTTACTCTTTCTTTAAGTTTTGAAGAAGGATTTTCTACTCCATGCTTACGTAAAAGTTCTACTTGAACTTCTCCATAACCTCTGTCAACATAAATATGCTTAGGATTAAATATTTGATTTAATTCAATAATTCTATCTACTGCTTTAGTCAAAGTGTATTCAGATTTATCTATTTCCTCACGATAACAAAGTCTTACTTTATCTCTAAATCTTTCATCTTCATAATTATCTGAACAAACTTCAAGAACAACTATATTTGTTCCCGCTCCATATTTATCCCAGTCAACACCTATTGTATGAAAAGATCTTGCTGAAGTTAATTCTGGAGAGTATGTCCAAGATGGAGATATAAAAGCTTTATCAATAAATTTTCTTGGATATACGCCTTCAGAATCTTCTCCCCAATCTGCCTCAATTTCATGTCTATAGCCAGAACTTGAATACTGCTCCCTAAATTCTTCTTCTTGCTCTTTACTAAAGAATGGATTACAGTATGATGGAAACCAAAACTCTTTAAATCTTTTACTATTGCACCATTCCCAAAATCTTTCTCTTCTGCCTGTTGGCGTAGACGCTCCAATCAAAACCTTATCCGGTTGATCTTCAGCGGTTTTTTGCAACATTGCATAAAGGGCATCTAGGTCATCTGCGTGCATGTAGTCCATTTCGTCAAGAATAATTAAATGAGCTTCTTGACCACGAGCTACGTCTGACTTGCCACCACTTCGCATTCCTGAAGTGAAGAATCTAATAGTTGATCCATTAGTAAATTGAATCATAAACTGTGGACTGGTAATTTTTCTAGTTATAGAATTCATAACGACTTCATTTTTAGAAGCTATTCTTAGTATCTCTTGATAAATTAATTCTACTTGGGTTTTCATTGGCGCAATAACTAATGATCTACCATCTTTTCTAGTGTAACTATAATGCAGCAGCTGAACTGCTAGACTAAATGTTTTACCTAGACGACGACCAGCTCTTAGAACTTTTCTTAATGATGGATCACGTAAAATTAATATTTGATATACTCTTAAATCAGCTTGTAAAAATTGTTTAGCCCAAACAACTACATCTTTGGCAATATGAAGCTGTCTTTGTTGTTCTGCGCCAATTCCAGCAGCAAGAAGGTCTTGATCTATTTCAAATGGTTCATCAACTAAAAGTGCTAATTCTTTATTAGACATTTTCCTTTCTATAACTGGTGTTCCATCGTTCCAGTTAAGATGAGAAAGTTTATTTTCAAAAACCCATTCAATTCTATTTATTTGTTTAATTAGATCTGGATCTTGGGCGCGAATTATCTCTAAAAGATCTTCTCTCGGAAGGACTTCCAGTGCTTTTCTAAATTCTTGAGTTCTACTATAAATTCCCATAATCACCCATAGTGTGCTGCCATCATTGCAGCTTCTGATCCTAGCATACTTCTTGCATTCAGTCTAGAGTTTTGGATTGCCATGACACCTCTTGCCCTAGAGGTTGCTGCAGCTTCAGTATCTCTGTATCCCATTCCAAATAATGGTTTATTTATGCTACCCTGCAGAGATTTATTAGCGTCTTTTGCTAAATTAATTCCACTCTTTATTACTTCACCAGCCACCTGACCTAAGTCGTAAACTAGAGAAGCCATCATAACAAGGTTTATGCCAGGTAGTGCCATACCTAAAGCCCTCGCGCCCAATACCTTTGCGCCTGCTTTAGTTTTAGCTGCTTGCATAACGCCTTTTTTACCTAATGTTTTAAAAACACCTTTTTCTAGAGCTACTTCCGCTGCTTCAGCTCCAGCTTTTGAACCAACTTTAATACCAGCCTGTTCTAGTCCGGCACCGAATGTGTGAATAGCAGCTTGAGATCCAGCTAAGGCTTCACCAAACAAACCTTTTACTAATGCTCCCTCAGCAACTGCTGCCTGATAGCCTACCCTATTAAGTACTGCTCCACTAGCATCTCTCATAAGCATAGATTTACCTAGAGCTCCGCGGAAATATCCTGCAGCATACCTTGTTCCAGCACCAGCCATTGATGATGCCATCATATTGCCTCTTATGCCAACTTGGTCTGCTGCCCCTCCACCAATCATCATTCTACTAGCGGCAGCTTCGTTATACGCACTTCCCATTGGAGTTACTCTAAATTTATTTTGATCAAAATATGCCTGTGCGCCGAGGCCGCCTCTTTCCAAGTTCGTCATATTTAATGCTTGGTTATATGTCAGACCGGAGGTTCCCCCATATGAAATTCTACTTGCGTGAAACGCTGGATTATTTATCTGAGATAAAGATTCAATAGTCTTATCCATTGTTGCTAATTTTCTCATTGCTCTCTTACTACCTTTAAGAGCCTTTGTTTCCAATACATCTGCCTTTCTTCCAGCAGAAATAAATGACATTAAGCCTGGACCAAATATTGACTGATTTGAAGCTAATATAGATTCTGGAGTAGTGCCCTTAACTAATTGATCAAGACCAAATCTTTTAGTAAAAAATGTTTTTGCTCTTTCTGTCCTACCTACCATGGT